GCTATCTCGTTAGGCGTCAAACTCCCTAAGGGCGGTTCCCCAGTCGCTCGTGTTACGGCAAAAGTCGTGATACCTGTGATGGACGACGTGATTCCCACCAAGAAAATTGGTGAGTTGATCGCTAACGTTGAATTCATACTGCCCAAAACGGTCAGTCTGGACCAACGAAAGGATCTCATCGCTTACGCCCGCAATTTCTTAGCGGAGGCAAGCGTGATCGCGGCTGTCCAGAGTCTCGAATCGATTTACTAATCGGTTCGTAACTCAAGACTCATAATTTTCATCATGGGTCAGCATTTCTAGCCTATTAATTAATCACTAATACGCTAGAATCCCTAATCTTTAGATTAAGGAAGGTACCAATGGCAATTGCTACTGACACGACCGATCGGTTTGTGAAGTCATACTTGTCTGCCCTAGATTGTCCGAGATCCCTTGCTATCTGGTTAATGTTCACTAATAATGAACACGATCAGTTAATAGCTATGGATTTCAATCCTCTCTTTTATTTGGAGGATAGACAATTTATGGATGCATACTTAGCAACTAAGTTCTTGTCAAAAGCAATCTTCTTAAAGACGAAAGTTGATAAGAAGAAAGTCGCCTTTGACTCATTCTTGGCTACTGAGCGTGCTTGTGCGGATGTTAACAAAGATGATTTTCGAAATTCCTATAAACAAAATAGGAATTTCGAGTGGATTCATAACGAAGCCACTCGTAAAATCAACTTCATCCTAGATGACATCGCACCAGAAGAGTTTTTTGACTTCGCTAATTGGGGCCCTGGTGTAACTCAGCTTGTAAAGCGAGACACCAGTTCCACTAATAAATTCCGCTTAGAAAACGGAATAACGCGAACCCTCCATGATTTTGTTGAGCCTTTTTTCGCACGGGCTTATCCGATGTGGGATTTGACGAAAGTCATTTTCTCACCCGGGAACAAAATCGTGACTGTCCCTAAGAATTCGAAAACGGATAGGACGATAGCTATAGAACCAGGGTTAAATCTCTGGTTTCAAAAAGCTATCGGAACCATGATCCGTAATCGACTTCGAAGGGTGGGCATCGATCTGAACTCGCAAGATCGAAATCAACGACTCTCACGAGTCGGTAGCAAGTTTGATACCCTTGCTACAGTTGATTTCTCTAATGCGTCAGATTCAATAAGTACGTCAACGGTTAGGAACTTATTACCTTCCCGTTGGTTTACTCTTATGAATCTTGTTAGATCGAAGTTTGGCCTGCTCGAAGGCACTCAAATTCACTATGAAAAATTCTCCAGTATGGGGAATGGTTTCACTTTTGAACTTGAGTCGCTTATCTTCTATGCATTAGCACTCAGCTGTTGTAAACGGCTGCATGTTAATACTAAGGAGGTAAGTGTTTACGGAGATGATGTTGTTATCCCCGTGGAAGCCTTTGACCTATTCGTTCAGATTTGTAAGATCTATGGCTTTTCCGTGAACGCTGAGAAAAGTTATTCCTCAGGCGGTTTTCGGGAAAGTTGTGGGTCCCACTATCTGAACGGACGGGATTGCAAACCTTACTACCTCAAAGAAGTAGTCGACGGAGAACTGAGGACATACCTAGCAGCTAACTCTGTTGTTCGCTTATCTAAATCGAATATGTTTTTCGGTCGTGATAAGCGTTTCAAAGAGGTAGTTGCTTTTCTTCAGGGTCAAGTGAGAAATCCTTGCTTGATTTCTGAAGGTTATGGGGATGGAGGCTTTATCGTTGATTTCGATGAAGCTACACCTCCTAGGTCTCGACGTGGAATCGAAGGATTCCATGTTAAGATCGTCCTTTCAGTACCAGTTAGGTACTATTCCGATGACCACGCTTTGCTCTTAGCAAGGCTCAAGGGCAGCAATGTCGAGTCTGGTCAAGGAAACTTGACCAGTCTCAAGGGCCGAGTAAGATACCTTCGAAAGAAGATACTTATCCGACAGTGGGCGTTTTTAGGACCTTGGATTTAATTCAAGGTTTTACGAACGTCTTCCTAGTTTCCTAGGTGGTTGGACTGCTCCTTCACAGGAGTAGTCCAGTGAGG